ACCCAAAGAAGAAGTGTTGGTTGAAGAAGAAGCCACCACAACAAAATCAGATAGCGTCCTAGATTTTAATGATTTAGATATTGATTATCTTGCAGAAGATTATTTAAAAAAAGATAGTTTAGAATTTACTGAATTAGATATAAATTATCTTGATGTAAATTACTTAGAGGACTTGCTTAATGTGTTAGATGCATTAGCTATAGACGAAGAAGAAGATGTTTTAGCCCAAGCTACCACAACACAAATTACAGGGACTTTACTTGGTAAAGATCCAGATACACAAATTACCGCGTTTATTACAGGTAATGTAGTAAGTCTACGCAGAGAAGTAAATGAGAGCGTACGAGTAGATGTAAACGGTAGTAATGCTTATACTGTCATACTAATACAAGATGGTGTATCTAACGTAATTAAAATAAATGGTGGTAGCGATAGTATAATTACTATCACTCAGAGTGATTAAATGAAGAGACTATTATTACCAATACTTATAATACTTTTAGCACCAGTAATTTATCAATCAACACCTACAGAAATACTCAAATTAAAAGTATTTGACGCTTTTGTAAAAACACCAGAACCATCTGGTAATTTTGTAATACTAAATATTACTGAAGATGATGTAGAGCGTGAGGGAGGTTGGCCTATACCTAGACAAAGATTAGCAGAGATACAAGTAGAATTAGTTAATGATGGTGCCATAGGCGTAGGTTGGGTTATAAGTTTTCCTCAAGCAGACCGTATGGGTGGTGATGAAATATTTTCAGAATCATTAAAGTTTGCTCCATCAGTTTTGGCTATGTTTGAAGATGGTAAGGGTAACTATCCTAAAACACCTGGAACAGTTGTGCTTGGTGAAGATAATGGTGGTATAATGTCTTCGGGAGTAAAGGAGAACCTTCTTCTCTTATCCAATCATGCACTTCAAGGGTTAGCCGTTGCTCCCACAGATATTGATCAATTAGTTCGTAGAATACCCTTATTAGTAAAAACACCTAATAATGACTGGATACCTAGCTTTGGTACACAAATCTATAAATCTTTATTAAATGTAGAAAGTTATATTATAAAAACTAATGATAATGGTATTGAAGAAATATCAATAAGAGGAATACCACCAGTTAAAACAGATAGTCTAGGGCGTAAATGGATTAGTTGGGTAGATACTAAACAAACAACATTACAGGAAATGCATGTAGCAGGTAAGTTTGTGTTTGTAGGTGTTACAGCTAATGGAGTAATGCCACAAATAGCTACACCTGTAGGCTTATTAGAACCACATAAAATTCAAACTGCCTTATCAGAATCAATATTAATTCAAAATAGTCCTTATATACCTGATTATGCATTAGCTGTAGAAATGCTTTCGTTAGTAATTTTTGTTTCGTTAGTTTGGTTTGCTTTGCACTTTTTGGGTATTACTTGGGGTATTACTATTGCAACGGTTTTAATGATAATTACTGCTACAGCAGGCTACTTTCTAATACAAAAGG